CACTGAGACTTCATACTCACATTGTCCCTCCCCGCCGCACTCAGGGCAAGTTTTCATTTTACCAAACTGAGTTTTTGTTTTGACTTTTGTCGTTTACCGTACCGGTAGTGGCTGGCCTGAACTTTTTCAGGATTATCTTTAACCCAATTGCGTTTTTGGCATAACCTAGAACAGAACAAACGCTTAAAACCCGTAAGCTTAGTGTTGCATTCTTTGCAATTTTTCCGGCCGTTCTTGCGCTTTACTTTGGGCTGCTTTACCCATTCGGGCGTGAAATCAAAATTCATTTCAATGCCGTCAGGGGTGAAGCGGAACTTTTCTGGCATGTCTTCTTGCGGTGTCTTTCCCAGAGTATTAGTTTCGTCGAGTTGAGCTTCAACCAGAAGGCCGTAGGCCGCGAGCCGTTTCATGGCAGGCGTGGGCTTCATGCCGTGGTCTTCGGCGTCACCTAAAACGTCCCCGATAGTTGAAACAATTAACTTTGTATAGTCCACATTGGTCTCCCATATAAGATTTAACATTATTTATCCCATACCATAGGTAAAAAAATATGTCAACGGTTCTGGAGTTCTTTTATGCGGGCTTCTTTATACATTTCCCACATAATACGAAGCTGTCCGCTTATTGTGCGGCCTTCGGCTTTTGCAATTGTTTTAATCTGCTCGTACACCTCAATTGGCACCAAGACAGACTTCCATTTAGTTATATCCATTACGGAAAACTCCATATATAGCGTTTATATAAGCGAATATATAGGAGACGCGGTATATTTGCAAGAAAAAAAGCCCCGCCGAAGCGGGGCCAGTCTAAGGGAGGAACACCATGAAAAAGCTTACTTAGCTTCGCCCCAACTTGGGCCGATTTCTATGTCGCATTTACTTGGTATTTCCAATGGTACAGCATTTTCCATGATGTTGGCAATATTTTCTGCTGCGGCACGGTCTTTTACCGAAATAGCTATTTCATCGTGGATTTGGATCAGCGGAACATGTCCTTGTTCATACATGTTGACCATAGACTGTTTGGTCATGTCTGCGGCGGACGCCTGAATAAGCCGGTTTAGTGCTTTGTAGGTATATGCCCGTTTGAGTCGTGTAGTCTCTCCGTATTCGTCTATGGCTTCTTTGTACGGAAGTGCTTTATTCATAGCGAAGGTATCCGGCTCCCACAAATCAAAACGGCATTTACGCCCCAATAAAGACCGTACAGACCCCCCACTTTTTTTGTTGTTTAAACGTGCCTGAACGCCGTTCATCAGCCCCTTAACGAACGGGACGCGCTCATGGTACTGCTTAACCAGACCTTTTGCATCTTCTACGTCAATGTCCAGTTGCTCAGAAAGTTTGTTAACGCCCATCCCGTACATCATACCTAGATTAATCGTCTTGGCTTGTTTACGCGCGATACAGGCCATCTCCGCAACCATTGTATGGAAATCCATATCAGGGTCATTTCTATACGCCTCTACAAACTCTTCTACACCCCGCATTCCGCCACCTTGGGATTTATTATATAGGTGTGCATAATGAACCAAGATGCGCGGTTCCTGTTGCGAGAAGTCAATGGCCGCCCACTGCTCCCCTTCTTCTGGCAAGAACAGGCTTCGGATCATAGGTCCTAGTTCAGGGTCGCGGGCCGGAATTTGCTGTAGGTTTGGGTTTGACACTGAAATGCGACCCGAAACCGTACCGCCGTCATCCGATCTGATCTGGTTTATGTGCCCGTGTATTCGCCCATCGGTGCGGCAATGTTTCATAATTGTATTGATGAAGGTGCCACTAGTTTTGTTCAGGTTTCTGGCCTGTACAATTAGTTGTGCCAGTTCATGTGGGTGGTCGGTCAGAAAAGACTTTGTGAAGGACGGCGCACCTTTTTCAGTTTTTGGGTAGGCTATGCTTAATTTATCGAATGCTTTTGATATTGAAGCGGCAGCCCAAAGCTCAACCTCCATACCGGCCACAGACTTTATTTGTTTTACTATATCTTTTTCTTTTTTAAGAAGCATGTTTCGGGTGCGTTCAACGCGGTCTTGATCAATACGAACACCGCGCCATGTCATGTCGATCAAGCAAGGCAAAAGCTTTAGCTCAAGGTCCGCGATATGCCACAAATCTTCTTTAGTTAATTGTGTGGATAAATAATTCCAGAGCTCCAATGTTATTTCCGCGTCGTTTTGAGCATATGGGCCGACGTACATCGCAGGCATTTTCCACATTTCCGCTTTTGGGTCTAAACCAAACTCACGGGCGGCCTCCTGCAAAGTTTTCTCCGTCTTAATTTTCCCCAGTAAGTCGTAGCAGAGCGCATTTAGGCTGTAGCTGAAGCGGTTTTCGTCCAGCAGCGCGGCTACCAGCATGGTGTCAATTATGCGTCCATTTAGTTTAAACCCCATGCGACGTATCCAACCGGCATCGTATTGCGCGTTATGCATGATCTTGTCCGCGGGACATTCAAACACTTTTTTGAGCCATTTATTAACAATACGCTCATCTAAGTTACCGCCCCCAAGGTGCCGGATAGGGATATATCCGGCCCAGTCGGCGACAGCTACCGCATAGCCCACCACTTCCCCGTCTCCGGTAGGCCATCCCGGCCCGTTAACTTTGATGTTAGGGTCGCGTGTTTCAACGTCGATAGCGATCTGCTTCGCATCAAATATGTCAGGCAACTCTGCGGGTGGAACCCATTCACTCTTAGGACCGAACATTGTCATTTGCAAGCTCATTAAAAAAGTTCCGTATCAGAAATAGGTTTTTCGCCGCCCAACGCAGCATAGCCACAGATGTCAATCCACGAGTCTTCGTGGTCGGTCTTCATCAAGCGGGCGGACTTTACCATAATCATACAGAGCACGAACTGTTGCTCCGTTACTTCTTGTCCCAATACAACGGACCAGAGCTTTGCGATATCTTGAAAGTTCCGGTGTGCGTCGCCATAATCTTTTGCGCGGTCACCGTTAATCAGGTCGCCTGCGGTATCTAAAATTTCTTCTCTGTTCATTGTATATTGTCCTCTTCAGGTGGGTTGATTTTATTACATTTAGGACAAGTATCGACGTTTGCGGCGGTGTATCCAGCCCAAGTCTTTTCAGGCCAGTCGTCAGGTGTTCTATACCAAGTGTTCCATTTGTTGCCACATTCCACACACTCATAATTCACATTTATCATGTAATCTCGTATCTTAACGACGCTCATATCCAATAACTCTGGTTCATGTTTTCGGGTTCAATTAAGTAAAGGTTTTGTTTAGTACGAGTGACCCCCACATAAAACACTCGGTGTAAATCGTCAGGGGCTGTTTCTGAAGCTTTCTGCGCCGCAGGGGATAAGTCGGTATATAGCACGACATTATCTGCTTCGCCGCCCTTAGAGCCGTGAATCGTGGACAGGGCAATACGGGGGATGGCGTTAAATTTCTCGCCGCGCCGCAGAAGAGCCGTGATGTACGCACGTTCGCCGCTGGGAATCTTATCCATAGCCTCATGCCATATCATTTCTATAGTGGCTAACAGGCCGTGGTTAACTGTCAACTCTTCTAAGTTAACTAATTCATCATCATCTAAAGCAGGCAATTTTTTAAATCCGCGCTTGACTCTGTCGCCAACTGACATATAACTGTAAATGGCTCGTGCAGCCTCTCCTGTAACTCTTTGACCCTTACGCAGTTGTTCCCATCCATTGATGGCTTCACTCAGTTTCTCTGATATTGACCGGTTCCCGTTTCGGTTAAACAGAAACCCACGGCTTTTTAAGTCTTGGGCAGCGGCGTCTAAGAAGTAATTAGCTTGGGCTAGCACGAGCCACGAACCTTCCTCAAAACCGATATATCCTGTGGTAGGTATCCGCTGCACGGAGCCGTGGTCCAGTTTAGGCAAGTAGGTTTTTGCTACGCGGCGTCTAATGCGTTTAACAATGCCTTCAGCTAACGGATGCACGGACGCCGGTACACGGTAGGATTGCTCCAGCACCTCGTAACCACCATTCAGTCCGATAAAGTGTTCTACGTCTGCACCGGCCCAGCGATAAATAGCTTGGTCGTCGTCCCCCGCGCAATAGATGCGGTCGGAATGCTTTTCTAAAACATGCGCTACGTCCCACTGCAAAGGCGACAGGTCTTGCGCTTCGTCGATAAAAGTAATTGCCAGTCTTGGGCAGAACTGTGCTCCGTCTCGTACAAACACCTCCAGCATGTCGGTGAAATCGTATAGATCAAATCGGTTCTTATATTTAGTCATGCAGTCTGAAACATACTTTACCGTAGACCACGGGTCATCTAAACCGCTTTCGTCATACTGTTGGCGAAGATCAACTTTGCGGAGCCTAGCTAAGTTCAACAGGCTAATTATTGGGTTGTTGTTTTTATTTAGGTCGAAAGTTTCTTCACCGCCAAGGCCGCGTCTATCGCCGACAAGGTCGTGCCCGATTTCATGCCCCAACTCCTTATAGTGCTCCGGCTGCATAACTTGTTCAGGCCGAATGCCCGACAGCTTTAACGCAAAACTATGCAGCGTTCTGAACCAAGGCAACTGAACAGGCTCAAAGTTAAACCTAGTGCAAGCGCGTTCAACGGCTTCGTTAGCCGCCTGTTTGGTAAAAGCAAAGTAGCCGATATGCGCGGGGTCTACCCCACGAGACAGAGCCTCATCCACTTTGTTAAGAAGCGCGGTGGTTTTCCCCGTTCCGGGCGGACCGTAAATGCGAAATATCTTGTTGTCCATTTTCTTCCAGCCTTTTGCAAATTTCTTCTACGGATTTTTTCCCCATATTTGGGATTCTGTTGATCAGTCTGTTATAGCTCAAGTGTTCTACAAAATCCGAAAGGCTTACTCGCAACAAGTCTTCGTTATAAAGACAATTGTAAACGCGTCGGCTCCACCAGATATCCTTCATTATTTTGGGAGGCGAGGGCCGTGATGCGCGAACTGCTTCCCATAATGCTTTCTTATCCATCTTTACTACGATTTGCCTGACACGCTCGCGCGTGATACCATATTCATCTGCCACAGATTGCAGGGTTCGTTTTTCTACCACACGCTTATGGTAAACCCCTTCATTACGCGCCGTGTTCTTCATCGGTAATATCCTCTATACTGCCCATTAGCTTTACAAAAATAGGGGTTTCATCGCCAACCCAAGCGTCTACGACATTGAAGTACATAAACTCCACGGCTTCGTCGAACTCCATGCGGTCACGTTCGCACAGGACCGCAACACATTTATCAAAGTCGTAAGCAATTATATCCGGCTGGCCTGCTCTGCTTGCCACACCAATAAACGCATCATTAAAACCATCTGCTTTTAACATTAGAAAGGTGCCTCCGATTGTCCCCCGCCAAAGGTGGGTGTTGAAAATTCAATTTCCGCCGTGTCAAAAGAAGGTATTTGCCAAACCCTGACCGGTCGGCCTTTAATTTTAAGTAACCTACTTTCACCGCCACGATCACGTAGACGTTGAGCTATCTTGTGAGCTTTATATTCAAAGAACTTGTTGCGTTTCAGGAAGTTTTCAAAATCCTTTAGACGGAAAATCGTAACCCCCGCCTCGTCATCAGTCCAAGGTCGCTTGAGCAATATCTCTTCTTTGTCGTTTGCTTTTTGCAGATGAACGCAGAACTCTTCTAAGTAATCGTAGAACTGGCCGCTAATGCTGGCGTCTTCTGCTACCTCTATGATTGCACTTTCGTTGTCGCTCATCTCAGATAAAAGACCGCCAATGCGTCCTTCCCATACAGGCTTCGCTACACTGCGCGGAAGAAAATTTAGCTGCTCCATACAAGCCTTTTGAAAGACCGGCTGGCTCATTAGAGCTTCAGTGTCTAGCTCCAGCGGCTCCCCGTTCACGTCCAAGAACCAGACGGGCGGGTTAGAATTGTACTTACGCAAATTAGCTATAGAAGCGCCAAGGACCGCGGCCCCAATGCCGTGTTTTCTGGTATGGCAAAGTTCTTTATTACAATGTGCGCTAATCGGCGCGTCAGAGCATTTATAAGCATAATCCTTTCGGTCTAACTGCTTTGCTACGATGTTGACCTCACTCAAAGGCAGCGGCGGGTCTAGATACATCATGTTGTATGTAAGTAGCTCTGTCTCGTAACTGTCGGGATATGCTTTCTTTAGGTATACACCTAGATTAAAAAGTCCGTTGTTACGGCCGCCTTCCGATATTTTACTCTTAGCTAGTATCTGCAAGCAGGGAGGCCCGTCTTTTAGCGGGGTGCTTTCTTTCTGCTCCTCTAACTGAAGGGTTACTATCTGCTCGGGTGTTTGCCTATAAGTTTCATGTAGATCAAAAAACTCCTGCAAAGTGGCGGATGTTCCGTCGTCTTTAATTGCGTAGCGCAGGCCGTCTTCAGCGTCATAATACGGGAGGTTTAAAAAGTTACCAACATCCCCACGGTCTAAATTTAGTTTGACTTGCTTGGGAAATATTTCACTGCCGCCATAACCAAGTGCCGCCGATATGTTCTGTAACGTAGCCTGCATATCTTTTGCGTCTACAGGAGCCGTGGTAAACAAAAAACAATGCGCCCCACCGGACTTTGATCGGCAGACAACCAACGGAAGTTTTAGCTTGCGAATTTTTTCTATAAGTAACTTATGGTCAAGCGGGTACTGATCAACATCAACGCACCCCCAGACGCACATGTTATTTTCGTCGATAGGTATAATCCCTATACCTTGGCCTTTTCCGGAGAGATGGCCTTCCCATAAAGCCGTGGTCCGCGGTTCGCGCACAATGGTGGCTTTACCAGTGTTCTTACCGTTCGCTTGAGTTTTCTCAATTTTATACGTGCCGTAGGCTAACGACAGCCCATCAAATATGGCGGAAAACTTTTCAACAGACATGAATGCCCCCAAAAGAAAAGGGTGGCGCTATATCGCCACCCTAGTTACTTAGAACGGCACGTCGTCAGAGCTTCCTGCCCCGCCCACGCTTTCATCCTGATGTTTCACCACAACCTCACCTTTCGTGATGCTCTTGGCGAAATCCTTTGCACGATTATAAATCGCCATGTCCTGAACAGGTCCAACGCGGCTTACTTCCCACCCGTGCCAGCTACCCTTGCTATTTTCTTCCAAGTTCGTCTTCAAGTGATAAACGTGGCTGAAACGTGGCGGGCTAAACGGCCCGTTCTTGCCCTGCATAGTCAACGACGAAACCATGCTGTTCCACTTACGTGACTTTTTAAGCTGAGTTGATTTCATTGCGACTAACGCAGTTTCGGCGGAACCATCTTCGTGCAGGACGATAACGTAGTGCTGATGGGTTTCTTCAATATAATGCCCCGATCCGTCTTGGACGTATTCACGGTTATCAGTTGCATCGCGGGCTGTTTTTGGCATGGCCTCTCCCGGAGCATATACCGCTACAGGAGCCCCTGTTCCTTCGCCCAATGGTGCCCATTGGATAAATCGACGCTGGTAGGCTACAGGAACTACTTTCAACCCATCCTTGCCCTTTGACACCTGCCCAGAGACAGTGTTGAAGATATCGCCTTTACGCGCATCCTCTAGATTGTCTAGCTCCTTACTCATGCCACCCAAAATCTTTAAGAACGGTAGCGCAAGATCGTCTTGGCCCATGTTTTCCAAACCGACACCAGCGTCATCTTCAAACATTGTTGGGTCAAACTGGATAATTTCAGCAGATTTTTTTTCGGCCACTTCGTTTTTCTTTTCAGCCATTTTATTTGCTCCTCTTAATAATAGCTCGTTGTCCGACATAGGCTCCGAATAACTCCATTGGGAAGTCGTCACCATTTTCAATACGTTCCTTGACAAAGGCACGAAGCGTCGTGTGGTGGATACCCGTGTTTTGCTCCGCAAAGAAACCTTCTTTTTCGGCAAAGGCTTTGAAAGCCGACGCTTTGTCGTCTTCCCCTCGGCCAAACGTACACGCAACAGTATTTTTAATGATGTCGTCATACCCGTTCTCCCGAAGCCACTCGTAAGCCGCCGGTCTGTTGTCCACAAG